GTCCCTGGGCATCGCGCCAGAGATTCGATCCCCCTATCCCCCCTGGAGCGCCCTACGACGCGCACGGTCCTGCCTCTGCTTCCATGAGTTGTGACACGCTTCGCACAGCGCCTGCCAGTTGCTCTCGTCATCGGCGCCGCCCTGGCTCAGCGGGATCTTGTGGTCGAGCACCGTCGACTCCACCCCGCAACCGGGCCTCATGCACGTCAGATGGTCGGCCAGGAACGCCGCACGCCGGCGCCGGTGTCCAGCATCGTAGCCCCGGCGGGCGGCGGAGGGACGCGCCTCGTCCTGGCGCTTCCGGGCCTCGCCACGGTGCTCCTCGCAGTGGCCCGACGGACCGCGGATGAGGACGCCGCAGCCCTGGTGCCGGCAGGGATGGGAGCTGAGCCATGGCATCAGTTGTATCTCCCGACCGTGATCTCGGTCCTTGGCTCGCGGCTCCGATCGTGCCGTTCCACGCTCATGCTCACGATCTGCCGGTCGTTACGCCAGAGCATCCCCGGGCCCGCGGCTCGGCGCTTCATCCTGCGTGGGGAGAGCGCATCCATGATGAGCTTGGCCAGGTTGTCGATGTCAGCGCCCCACAGCCGAGCGGAGTAGAAGGTCAGCCGCATCCAGTAACGGCCGCCTTCATCGTCGAGGTGCCGCCTCAGCATCTGGGCGGCGTGCCAGGCGATGAAGCTCTCCGCGTAGCGCGTTGCCTTGGGCGTGTAGGTTCGGCCCCGACCCCAGCGAGGCCGTCCCTTCGAGCAGGGCTCGCCATGCAGCACCAGGTGGAGCAGCACGGGTCCGGGCTCAGCAGGCATCGGATTGGCTGGGTTGGGGGTGGAGCGTGTTCTTCCTCCCCCCGGAAAGATTCCCCTCCCGGGCCCGATCCTTGAGCTTCTGGACGTCGAGGCAGGCCTGGCAGCATCGGCGTCCTGGCACGACGCGCTTGCTCGCGCAGCGACGGCAGAGGCTTTCGAGCGCGCGCCGGTCATACTCATCCTGGTGCCTCTTGCGTTCGCGCGTATGGAGCCGCCTGCAGCAGGCGCACCGCGCCTCACACGGTCGGGGCATCGGCCTTGGGCTGCGGGTCCTCCCGGCTCCAGGCCAGGCGTAAGCCGCAAGTGGGGAAGTACATGATGACCAAGATGAAGGTGACGCTCGGTCGCTGAAGCCCCAGGTTCACCAGCGTCCGCCACTGGAAGCCGACCATCCAGGTGGGCCGCTCTCGGAAGTGACGTGCCTGGAGGAAGCGCCAGCGACCGAAGATCATGCGGAATCGAACAGCATGTCGCTGGCGCGCAGCTCGCCCCGACCTTCGATGAGCTCCAGGACGCGCAGCTTCGAGAGGGCGTTGTTGAAACCCCCGCCGTCCGGAGCATAACCGGCGACCGAGGCGAGCTCTTCCCTCGTGACCGATTCCGGATGCCTGGCGCAGAGAACGCGCAGGATCTCCCGCTCGGCCTTCGGCAGCTGCGCCTGCCAGTGACCGGCCAGGGCCGCGCCGGTCGGGAGCGGCTCGAAGTCACCCAGAGCCTCGACGCCTATCTGCGTCGCCTCGATGAGGCCCAGGCCGACATTGCGGATGAATCCCGCCACGCGGAGCGCCGAGACTGCATTGGTGAAGCCGCCGCCCTTCCAGGCGTAGCCCGTGACAACGGCGACGTTCCGGACGCTCTTGGGGTGGCCGAACTGCGCCAGCGCGGCCAGGATCCGGCGCTCGGCGCGGGGGAGATGGCCATTCGATTCCCGGACGCCCGCTGCATGCAGAAAGTCGCGCTCAAATGGAGTGGTGCCTGTCCTCGCGGCCGGCGCCGGAGCGCGGAACGGTATGGGCGCCCGCGGCGGGGGCGGGGCCGGCTGATTCGTGGCCGCGGCGATCGTCCGCTGCGGCTCCTTGATGGCCGACTGCACGGGCTCGCTCGCGTTGAGGACCCGCAGCTGCAGGCTAGCGTGCTCGAGCACGGCCTTCTCGAGGCGCCGCACCAGCTTCTCCTCGAGGACCTGGACCTCGATGCGCTTGTCGACCGGTTTCTCCACGGTCGCTGTCGGCCGGGCGGCGAGCTGGCCCTTGAGGCTCCGGATCTCCGTGCGCAGGTCGGCCTCCGTCTTGGCCTTGCGCTCCTGTTCGGCCGGCAGATCCGACAGCTTCGGCAGGAGCGCCTTGATTCGGTCAGTGGGGGGCGGCGGCGCCGCGGCGAGCTGCGTCCCGACCTTCGGATGCGTGGTCCGGACGGGCCCGACATGGATGCGCCGCACCTCGTTCGTCAGGGCCGGGCCGAACGCGAAGAAGTCGCCATCCCCCAGGGTCTTGAGTTCCTGCCATCGTTCCTTCCCGAACCCCAGCTCGTCCAGCGCGCGCTTCACATCCACGTCGAGGTTCGTGCGGCCGATGAGCTTGTTGGTGCACTCGGCCGCGGCGTCCTTTGACAGCTTCGCCAGGCGCTGGGTCGCCAGGACCGCCGCAAATCCGCGCTTGCGCCCGCGGGTGCAGAGGTCCTTGACAGCCGGGGCGCTCTCGGCGTCGCCCATGCCCTTCTCGGGGCAGAAGACGTGCGCCTCGTCCACGACGATGATCGTCGGGTGCCAGAGCTTGCGCGGTGCGTCGATCACCGCCTCGAGGAACGCTTTCACGAATACCTTGCGCTGGTCCAGCGGGAGGTCGTAGAGATCGAGAATCGCCGACGCCCCGATCTCGAGGAGACGCTCGGCCAGGAGCCCCGCGATTCGCGGCTCGGCCGAAGTGTCCCCGCCTTGCCGCGCCGCGAGGACATAATCGAACTTCTCGCGGAGGGTGAAGAACTCCCCCTCGGGGTCGATGACCAGGTGCTGCACGGCGCCGTGCGTCTCCTCCAGGAGGCGCCGCAGGGCCCATGATTTCCCTGCACCGCTCGACGCCTGGATGAGCATCCGGGTGACGATCAGCCGGCCGACATCGCCGGCGAAGCCGTCCGCCAGGTGGAACTTCTTCATCGTCCTCCCTTGCTGTGGGTCGTCGACGTGGCTCTTGATGCGATCCTCCCCCGTGGCGCCTGAGCGGGGGTCGCCCCGGGCTCCGGCAACTGGCGGTCCGCCGGGATGAACCCCGAGCCCGCCACATGGCCCGTCACGCGCAGGAAGTCAACCTCGACCTTGGCCGAGTCGATGATCTTCTTCGCCACGTCGGCGATCGCCCGGGCACGTTCGATCTCCAGCGGCTTCTCCGGATCCTTGAGCTGCTCCAGCGTCTCGAACAGGTGATTGCGGAGGTCCTCGATCTTGTTCTTCGTGCCGCTCATGACGCCTTCCTCCGTATCTGACGCATCAAGGCGCCGCGCAGCTGGATGCACTCGGCCAAGGCCTTGGGCAGGCGATGGACCGAGTTCCGTCGCATCAGCTCGCGGCGCGTGATGAGCTGGAGGTTGCCGAGGCGGATATCGGTCCTGTCGCCGTTTCTGAAGACGACCGCATGGCCCAGAGGGACGCGCCCGTGCCGCTTCTCCCAGACCAGGACGTGCACGAACCGCCAGTTGAAGCGGCTGGTGAGGGTTCGGTCGTCGCTGACCTTTCTCTTGCGGTAGCCGTCCGGATCGACGACTTCGGTCCCCACGGGGACCCAGGTGTCCGGCTTGTTGCCCTTCTTGAACTGCGTCTCGGCCATGCGACCCCGCGTCCAGCCCGGGCGGCGCAGTCCCTGGTTGGCCGGGACGTGGCCCTTCTGGAATCGGGATCGCGCGCCGACGTTGTCGCCACGCCGCAGCCGACAGGCCGCAGGGCTGGCCATGTAGGTCGCGGTCTTGCGGAGCCCGAGCCGGGCGGCCATCTGGTAAACGGTCCATGGCTTGCGGCCCAGACGGTGCGCCAGAACAGCCGTCGAGACGCGGGGATACTGGTCGTGCACGATGTCCAGTTCCGGCCCGGACCAGCGCCTACGGTTCACTTCTTGGCTGCCTTCTTCACCTTGGCCCCGGGCTTTGCAGGCGTCTGCACCGGCGCCGCCTGGTCGAGGATCTTCTGGACGTCCACGCCGAAGGCCCGGGCCTGTTTGACTAAGGCCTCGCCTTCGAACCCGATGTCGTCGACCGCCACGCGCACAAGGGCGAGGAAGGCGGCGTGCCGGACCAGGTCCTCGGTGGTCTTGCCGCGCGGGACCAGGACCTCCGGTGTCAGCCCGACCTCCCTCTGGAAGGTGGCCATCATCCAGCGATCCTCGCCGACGCCTCGGATGAGGGTCTGCGCCAGGAGGCCGCCGGCCCGGGTGGGCGCCTTCTTCACCGCCTCGGCGAGCGCGGACCATATCGCCGGCGCCGCCTTCTTCCAGCGCGCGTCCTCGGCCGCGCGCCGGGCCTCCTCCTCCTGCTGCTTCTTCCGCTCCAGCTCTTGGGCCGTGCGCGGCTCCTCGCCCTTCGCCACCGCTTTCGCGACGGCCCGTTGGCGCTGCTTCTTGGCGCGCGCCCGATCGGCCCAGTGCGCCAGGCACTTGTCCTTGTTGATGCAGGCCATGAACGCCTCGCCTTGGCCGGGGCCGCTGGCGACGTACGCCACGCGGCACCAGTCGCAAGTCTTCGATCGCTCGTGCCCGTCGGCGCGCTTCCAGGCCTTCGACCCGTACACACGCTCGGTGCCGGCGTGGCGGACCGCATCGCCGGCCTGGTAGTCGCGGGTGACGAGGATCGGCTTCAGCTTCTCGCCGGCGTGCGCCTCGAGGACGGCGGCCGTCTCGGGGAACAGGAAGCTGTCGACGTGCCCGGGCTCGCTGCGCACACAGCGGCGGCGAGCATCCGCTCGACGTCCTTCTCGGTGATGCCATCCTTGGCGATGAGGGCGTCCATCGTCGTGCGGCGGACGACCTCCTGCAGCTCGGTCTCTTCCCGCTCGACTGAGCTGGGGAGCGGCGCGAGCTCGGGCTGGTCCGCTGTCGCGGTTGTCGTCTTTGGTCTCTGTTCGGGTGCCATCGTCTCCTCCTTGAAAGGTGCGTTGTTGCCGATCAGGCGCGCCGGAAGCGGAATGATCCGCTCCGTTCTGGGGCTGAACAGCGGCCCGGGCAACGGCTGGATCGGCGAGTACCCCGAGCGCTGCCGGCTCATACGGAGCCCCTCGTCGTGCGGTCGCCGCGCATTCGGTTTCTCGTCGTCAGCACCGGGTCGCACACGTGAAGCTGCCGGTCGAGGGCGGTCTTCAGCGTGCAGCCGCAGCCGGGGCACTTCTCGGCGTCGGCAAACATCGGTCGCGGCCGGCTCTTCGGTTCGGGGACGCTGTGGTGGTAGCTCATGCAGCCCTCCACGGCAGATCGGCGACCTCGCGCCAGTCGGCGAGCAGCGCGAGCGAGCCCATGCTGAATCGGAGCCAGACGGTGATCGCGCCGTCGTTCAGGTGCGCGGCGAGGTACGGATAGCGGCGCCCTTCGTTCGCGCCCAACAGGATGCGACGACAGCCGTCTCCCTCGGGCCTGGTGTTGGTCAGGGCCTGCTCAAGCTGCGTCATCTCGACCTCCATGCCCTCGGCGCCGGCTGCCGGGGATCGAGGATCGGCGCCGGCGTCAGCAGGGCGCACGTGAGGGACCAAAGCGCCAGCGCGACGATCAGCGTGACAGCGGTGAAGCGCAGGACCGCGCGTCCGTGTGTCCAGCACCACGCCTCGACCGCCTCCCGCCGGCTCGGGCGCCAGTGGCCTCGCGTCTGCCGGATGGGTCGCACCCGGCGCGAGGGGCGCGGAAGATCAGGAACGGCGTGCAAGCTCATGGACGGTAGACTCCATCGCCCTCATTGAGAGCCTGCGAGATTGAGTCGGGGAGTGGGCAGCGGTGCGTCTTGAGTTCCTCGGCCAGCTTCTTCGCCCACTTCCCCGCGAGGGAGCGGCAGACCATGACGGCCGTGCACCGATCGACGCCGAGGTTCTGGAGCGCCAGCATCGCGCGGTTCCTGTGCTCGTCGTTCCGTGCTGCGACTGAGTAGGGCATCAGCTCTTGACCTCCGCTTCCTGCGCCACTTCCTGCCGGACCGCCTCACCCCGCCGGCAGGCATCGCACAACGGCATCCCATCGAGCAGGTACTCGATGGCCCGCAGTTGGCCGATGAGCAGCGGGCGGGAGGCGACACGACCAGGACCAAAAGCTTCTGTGAAGCGGATGATCATGTCCGCGATGTCCGACATGAACCGAGCCCGAACCTTGTTGTCGTTCCAGCAACCGCCGGCATGTTTCATGGCAGCGCCTCTTCCCCCTCGCCCCCAGACGGAGCCTGTCCACAACGAACACCGCCGCCTGGATGTAGCTCGCGAACTCGCGCACGCTGACCGCCTTGACCTCCAGGTACGGGTCGGCTTTGAGCGCCTGGCAGGATTCCTCCTCGGTCTTGCCCTCAAAGGGCAGCTCGCCGTGCTGCTCCTGGAACAGCCCGCGGATCTGGTAGGCGTTCCCGTTGTTGTGGACCGCGATCGCCCGCTTCTGATCGGCCGGCTTCAGCCGGGCGAGCAGGATGGCGTGGCCCGCGTCGAACTTCCCCTCCAGGAACAGCCGCTGCGCCTGCGGGACCAACTGCAGCAGCTTCATCCGGTCGTAGACATACTTCTCGCTCCGGCCGATGCGCGCTGCCACCCTGGCCACGTCGTAGCCGGTGCCGGGCATCAGCAGCCGCCGGTAGCCGTCCGCCTCCTCGAGGGGATGGACGTCCTCCCGCTGGTCGTTCTCGATCACCAGGACCTCGAGGAGCTCCGTGTCGGTCATCTCGCGCACGACGACCGGCACCGCCTCGAGGCCTAAGGCCTTGGCGGCCCGGTAGCGCCGGTGGCCGGCGGCGATCTCGTAGGCCTTGCCGTTCTTGCGGACCAGGAGCGGCGTCAGCACGCCCTTCTCGCGGATGGAGGCTTCGAGCTCCTTCAGCCCCTCGGGGTCGAACCGCTGGCGCGGGTTCTGCTTGGACTCGAAGAGATCGGCGATCGGCATGGCCGGCCGGTACTCGGTTGCGGGTGTGACGTGTTCGCTCATGACACCTCCAGTGGCCGGCGGTGGGCCGGCTTGATTTCGCGCTCGGCGATCTCGTCGAAGGCTCGCCGGACGCGCGCGGCATAGGCGCCCAGTTCCACCAGGCGGGCAAGCAACTGGCGCGCGCCGGATTCCGAGAAGTTGGTCTTGCCCTCGCGGTTGGTCGGGTAGACGGTCGACAGCCAGCCGCCAGCTTCCATGCGGACGCCCCGATCGCACTCCAGGCAGGCACGCGCGGCGCTAGAACCGGCCCGCTCGACGATGCGGAATCCGGTCCCGCCGCACGGTTGACAGGGTGCCTTGGCCTCCTCCTCGGCGCTCGCCGTCAGGGCCCGGGCCGCCTCGAAGTCGCCGATCCGGGGGAGCCGCGGCTGGGCCAGCTCGACCGGCTTGGGGAAGCCGAAGCGGCTCTGCTCCGACAGGCAGTAATCGCGGGCGTTCTCCAGGACGTCCTCGTCGGACCGGTCCCGCAGGATGATCCAGTAGGCGTCGCGCTCGTTCTGCGCCAGCTTCGTGCGGAACGCCCCCTCGAGGAAATTCATGGCGACGATAAAGCCCTGCTCGGTCATGGCTTGTGTCCCTCGAGGAGCTTGCGGTGCTCGGGTGGCCGCCAGGCGTCGGAGCGGATGCGATCCCCCAGGCCGGCGGTCCTGGGGCTCCTCCTCGGCTCGTCCTGCCAGCGGTCGCCGTTCAGCCAGGTCGCGGGGTCTGGCCAGCGCGGCACGAACTCCATGGCCGCCTGGAGCTCGACGCGCTCGGCCTTCTGGCGCGCGACGGCCTCTAGGAGTTCCTCCCGGGTGGCTCCGCGCTTGCGGGCGCCCCGATAGGCCCGTTCGGCACGGCGCGGGGCCGTGTGCACGGGATAGGCCAGATACCACTCCCGGAACTCCCCGGCCGCTGCGAGGCCGTTGCCGTTCGCATGCCCCCCTGGGGGGGCTGTAGGGGGGATCTGATCCTGTTCCTGATCCTGTTCCTGCTCCTGATAGAACGAAGGTCCTTTTTGGTCCGATATCGATCGCTCGATCGGCGGTCGTGAGCACCCTTCGCCAAAGGCTTTGGCGAAGCCTTCCCCTAAGGCTTCGGCGAAGGCTTTCATGTAGGCATGGATCTCCAGCTTCATCGGGCACTCCGGGATCTCATCCCAGGTGGGGCGCCAGCTGCGGATGACGTTCGGGCTCTCCGGCTCGCTGTAGTAGATGGCCTTCGGCACCCAGACCAGGGGTCCGCTCCAGTCGGCCTTGACCATCCCGCGGCCGGCGATCTCGAGGTAGTGGCGCCGGAACGCCTTCAGGGGCCAGCGCAGGTCCTCGGCCAGGGCGGCCTCACCGGCGCGGAAGACCCCGGCGATGTTCGTGGTCAGCGGGCTCGTCAGCAGATAGATCCAGAGGCCCTGGCCGCACGGCGGGATCGGCGTAAGGGTCCGGAACTTCTGGTCACCCCATATACGAAGGTCGATCTTGCGGTAGCGGGCCACGCGCCCTCCTCAGTTCGTGCGGGGTTCGGCTGGGTGCCGTACTTCGTGTCGAGCCTCCAGACCTGGGCCTGCACCTGTCCTCGCTCAGGACCTCGATGGCCTTGACGAGGGCGGCGCGGATGCCCGTCTCGTACTCAGCCTTTGAGCAGACCACGCTCCCGCCGCGGTCTGCGATCTTGACGGCCGCGATCGCCCGCGTGTCCTGCCTCATGTCGCCAGGTCCCCACGGCTCACCGCCGGGGTGGTTGGCGTCACGCCTGGAGGCGTGGCTGGCTCCGTCCACCCATACTCGCATCTGCCGCACGCGCGATGAAGCGCTTTCCCCTGGTGCCGGTTGCAGCCGCTGCAATAAGCGATCGAGATCAAGGTCGGCAGCGGGGGCGGGAAACGGCTCCCGCCGAAACCGTAGTAACAGGCTGGCCACTCAAACACCGTGCCGCACATCGGACAGGTCAGCTCTTGACATTCCTCGATGCGCCTCCTGAGCAAGCCCCGCTGGTGTGTGTGGATCGTCCGCACGGGACCATCGCCGATCCAGACCGAGATCGACACTATTCCTCCGGCTCCGGGACCGCCCACCAGCAGGCGCAGCCGTCGCGGGTGCCGCGGCGCATGATCAGATGGGGCTTGCCCGGCACCTGCAGGGGCCCGGGTGGGTTGGTCAGGTCGCTCAGCCGGCGGCCGATGACCTGGCGGATCCCCTCGATGCCGATGCGCGCGAGCACCAGGGGAAGCGTCGGGGCCGCGATCGCCGCCAGCTCGGGGCATGTGAGGCCCGGATGGTCCCGCACCAGCTGCAGCGCCATCCGCTGATGCTCCCCTAGCTTCACGCTCCCGACGATCGCTTCCGCCGCCCGGCGCGAGGTCGGAGGGTCGGTCCGCCCTACCAGGTGACGGACGGGCGGCTCGAACAGCGGGCCGGCGCCGCGGACCTCGGCGGGATCGGAAGACTGGCGGCTCACGAGGCCGCCGCTGCTGATACGTCGAACTCGGTGACCGCGCTGTCGATCGCTTCTTTGAGACGGCGCAGCTTCTGCTCGAAATCCAGATGTTGCCTGCTCATGACGCTGCGCACGGCCTCGCCGATCTGCTTCCCGTTCCAGTCATTGATCCTGACGCCGCTGGCCCTCTCGAACGCCTCGATATTCCGCGTCGCTGAGGCCGCCTCGCGCTCGAGGCGCGCCAGCCCGATCTCGGCCGACAACTTTCCGTCCTTCACCCCGCGCTCATAGGCCTTGTTGCTGCCATCGCCCTCGGCGATCTGGTGCTCGATGTAGCGGAAGGCCTGGCGCATCAGACTGGCCAGGAAGTGCCGGTCGAGCGCCTTCGCCGCGGGATTGCGCTCCGCCGTCTTCGTCGCCCGCAGATCATCGCCGTGCGGCTCCAGGAGGCCCCAGATCGGCGGGAGCCCCTGGAGGTCGACGATCCCCTTTTCCCCCGCCACGATCCAGGTGCGGTCGCAGTAGGCCATGATCTTGTCGGCCTTCTCCGGGCGCTTGATCTCACGCAGCCAGTCGGACCGGCTGACCTTGATCTCGAAGCCGTGGAGCTCGAGCCCCTGGCTGGGCCACACGCCGAAGGCGATCGCGTCGGCCGTCCGCACGGCACCCCAGCCGGTGGCGTTGGGAACCTCGGTGAAGAGAGCCCAGGCGGGCTCGCGATAGCGGCGCCGCAGGGCGGCGATGAGCTCCTGGACCGTCATGGCTTCCAGCCCTCCCAGCTCGCGACGTGGCGCCAGGACTGCAGCGGCACGACCTTCCGATCGGGCTCGCGGCCATGGCACAGGAACACCTGGATGTGCGCCAGCGGGCCCAGGGTCCCGAGCAGGCAGAACGACTCAGCGAGCGAAAGGTACGCGGAGCGGCGCCCCTGGGCGTCCGGCCGGGCGTTCGTCAGGGCTTGCTCGAGGGCGGTCACGTCTCCAGCTCGGGGGCATACTCCTCGCCCGTGAGTCCGAACGTGGAGGCGACGGCGTTGCGCGCCGTGAGGTTCTGGACCTCGCCGAGCGAGCCGTCGGCCAGGAGCGGCCGGCACTCCGGCTGCACCCGCAGGAAGTACACGTGCCGCGATCCATCCGCCTCCGGGGTGCTGTTCAGGACCTTCACCATCATCAGGGGCTCGTCGCCGCCCAGCGGCCGGCGATAGAGCGCGCCGAAGGCGTCCTGGTGGAGCGGCTCGGTGCCGGATTCGACGAGGTAGCGCGTCACACCATAGCGCTCGAGCATGACGCGTCGGATCTCGGCGTTGCGCTCGCAGTCGATCTCCTGCACGCTCAGGCTCTCGGGCGCCTCGACTACGCGCTGCGGCACGCGGACCCCGTGCCAAGCGTAGAGGCCCCAGCCATCCGGGTATGCGATCGCCATGCCCTCCGCTCCATGGAGACGGCCGCGCTCGTCCCGGTGGAGATAAATGGGCCGCTCCGTCAGGATCACCGCGCCGGCAAAAGGCCACCACCAGCCAGAGGATTGCGCGATCCGATTCATTCCCGCCAGCCGATCGGCGCATCGCAGGCCAACCACCTCGCGGAAGAAATCGTAGAAGCCGAGCCAAGAAGCATCATGCTGACCGTAGGCAGCTTCCCAGACCTGCTCCCCGACCTGCGCCCAGACCTGCGCCCAGACCTGCTCCCGGACCTGCTCCCCGACCTGCGCCCAGACCTGCGCCCAGACCTGCGCCCGGACCTGCTCCCGGACCTGCGCCCCGACCTGCGCCCGGACCTGCTCCCGGACCTGCTCCCGGACCTGCGCCCCGACCTGCGCCCCGACCTGCTCCCCGACCTGCGCCCCGACCTGCGCCCCGACCTGCGCCCGGACCTGCTCCCGGACCTGCGCCCCGACCTGCGCCCCGACCTGCGCCCGGACCTGCTCCCAGACCTGCTCCCCGACCTGCGCCCAGACCTGCGCCCCGACCTGCGCCCAGACCTGCTCCCGGACCTGCTCCCCGACCTGCGCCCCGACCTGCGCCCGGACCTGCTCCCGGACCTGCTCCCGGACCTGCTCCCCGACCTGCGCCCCGACCTGCGCCCCGACCTGCGCCCGGACCTGCTCCCGGACCTGCTCCCGGACCTGCTCCCCGACCTGCGCCCCGACCTGCTCCCCGACCTGCGCCGACCGCAAGATCGCAGCGCCGATGGCACCAGCCAGAGGCGAGCCTAGCCAAATCACGACGCGGGGCGGCTGGAGGCCGGCTGCGCCGTAGGCTTCCGCCACCCCGACAACCGCTGCGTCCCGGTCGGCCGGCGCGGTTGCCAGCCCAGCCCGGAGCCATTTGTCTTGCCACTCTGACAATCGCGTGGCCTGCTCCGGCGCGAGCACAGTGACCTTAGTCGGCGACATTGTGGATTTCCTGCGGGCTGTATTCGCGCTGCCGCACGACCCTGTATGACCCAGGGGCGATCGTCACCGGGGCGTGTTCCTCGTGCTGCAACGTCGCGCCCGCGGTTCCCACCTTGAGGAAACGCACATCGCCCCGCTCGAGGAGCATGACGTCCTCGTCGAGCACGGCATGGGCGTGCCCGGTCGCCTCGCCATAGGCCAGCACGATGCGGCCGCGCTCCCGCGGGACCTGCGTGGCCCCCTTGGAAATCGCTCTGGCACGAACCAACATCACGTCACCCTGGCGGAACTGCTTCGGGCTCTTGCTCTTGGTCATGTGACCTCCATGGTTGACGTAGCGGGGACATCCGGGGTGCGCCTCGTCAGTTCCTCGATGTACAGCCGGCAGGAGCCGCAGACGATGCCTTCGATCAGATATTCGACGGTGCGCAGCTGCCCGAGCAGCAGCGACCGCGAGACCAGCGATGCACCCTTCCGCTGGACGTGCCCGATGATGAGGTCCGCGATCTCCCCCATCTCCGCGGCGCGCACGGCGTGGTCGTGCCAGCACGGCCCGGAGTGCGTCATCCGAGCAGCCCCACGAGGCCGATCCCGAGGGCGAAGCCCGCCAGGAAAACGAAGATGCCGGCGCCTGCAAGGAGCGTCCAGAAGACCGCGCTCGTCCGGCGCGGCGAGATCAACGCCGGCGGCCGGTAGAAGGCGCGATTCAGCTTCAGGACCTCCGGCATGCCCTATTCCTCATTGAAGTCAATGAACGGCTCCACCACTTCCGATGCCTGGACGGTGTCGAGCACGAGGCCCTGGTCGTGCGCCCAGCCGGCCGCCCGGTTCACGGCGAATCCGATGCTCGTGTCGCGGACATACACGAGGGCCCACGACTGCTCGCTGGCTCCAGCTCCGAACGGGATCGCCTTGGTCGACACGCGGCAGCGGAAGAGTTTCACGCCGGCACCTCACGGAGCCCTGGATCGATCAGCATGGGCGTGACGGCCCCGGGGCGGTCCGTAGCCCCCGGAGCCGCCTGTCCACTACGAAGCCGGGAGCGCGGCCGCCTTGGCCCGGCCGCGCCTCGAGGGAACCCCCGGCGGGCCCCAGACGAGAGCAGGTCCGCGTCCTCCCCCGAGGGCGTGCGGAAGGCGCTGGATCGCAAAGGCGCCCGACCGGGCCGCAACCCCCGGTCCCTGCCCGCCGGCACGACGCCGGCATGGACGAGTGCGAAGCCGCGCCGATGCTGCACGGGATCCGGCGCGCGGTCGCCTGCCGTCTCAGGCTGCAGAAGGCCGCGGCCCGGGTAGGGCATCGTAGGGGCCCCGGGCCTGGTGTCCCATCGCCGCCCCTGCAGCTCCGGCGATGCGGGCTCTTGACCTTCGGACGGTCTAGCCAGCTGAGGAACTCCGGCTGACGTGGTGCGCCGGCCTATTGCCCGCTCTTGGGTTGGGTATGGATGAGGCCGAGACGGGCGGCGCCGCGGCGCCGCCCCTGACCCGGGCACTACGGTCGGTTGGATGTGACGGGTATGATGAAGCCGTGACCGCCCGTCGCAGCTTTGGCTCCCCGTCTGGATGCTCGCGCTTCGAGTGGACCTGGCCGGGGCGCTGCTATCGATCCGGGCGGCGTTGTCCCGTGGGGGGAACCCCGGGACGTCCTGCTCATTCGACTTGGAAGGAGGGACGCTCATGGGGGCGGAGCCGTCCCATGGCTTGAGGATCGCAGGCTGGGGGAAACCGGGGGATACGTCGGACACACAATCCGATGCGTCCCCTAATCCACAGGGGTGCGTCGGACTTTTTGGGCGAGGGGTCAGGGCCGGAGCGGGTCCCGTGCTAGACTTCCGCCCCTCTGGGGCGTGCGCCCATAGCTCAGCTGGATAGAGCGTCGGACTACGGAAACTGCTGGCCTCCAGCGCCGCGAACAATCCGCTCTCCGCGCCTCTTTTTCTCACCATGAGGGGCTGAACGCCGGTCACTTCTCCACCTCATCAGTCCGACGCACCTTGGGCGGCCCGAAGAAGACGGCCCCCTGCTGGATGAACTCCTCCGACAGGTGGGCGTAGCGCTGCGTCAGGCTGATGCTCGAGTGGCCCATGTACCGCTGCAGCCGGTAGACGTCGAGCCCGTTCATGATCGCCCAGCTGGCGAAGGTGTGGCGCAGGTCGTGGAAGTGGACGTCTGTCAGCCCCGCCTTCTTCCGGGCGTGCTCGAAGGCGGTCCGGACGCTCTTCATGCCGCGGCCGTTGTACTCGAAGACCAGGTCGCCCGGTGGGCCCGGGCGCAGCGACCGCAGGGTCGCGTCCAGGTCGACGTCGATCGGCACGATGCGCTCCCGCCGGCTCTTGGTGTTCTCGCGGCGGAAGACGAGCACGTGCCGCTCGAGGTCGACGTCGGACCAGCGCAGCGTCAGGAGCTCCGACAGCCGGCCGCCGCAGTGCAGCGCCGCCACGATGATCTTCTTCAGGTGCACCGCGGCCGCCAGGATGAGCTTCTTCGCCTCCTCGTCCGACAGGTAGCGGGTGCGACCGGACGATTCCCGGAACTTCAGGACCTGCTTGACCGGGTTGGGACCGCGGTGATAGCCGCGGGAGATCGCCCAGGTGAAGAACCGCGAGAGCGTGGCGCGCTGCCGGTTGATCGTCGGGCGGCTCACACCCTCCGCGATGCGCGCGGCGATCATCGACTCGATTTCCTTGGTGCCGATCTCGGTGATGCGCAGCTCGCCGAGGTGGCGCCCGAGGATGCGCAGGTTCGACGGCGTGGTCCTCTTGTCGTCGCTGTAGAGCGATCGATACGCCAGGAACTCCTCCGTGACGTCACGGAAGCGCTTTCCGAAGAGGGCCACGCTGAGCTCGTCTGGGAACATGCGCGGCTCGAGCTGGGGGTCCCGGGCCGGGGATGTCGAGCGTATACGTCGAGAATCCTCGCTGCGCAAGGAGAATCTGGAAACCCCTCGGCGCCGGCTGTCGGGACGAGGCGGGCCCTGCTGGAGTCCGGCATCGAACAACCGGCGGCGCCGAGGAGTCACATTGGAAAATTGAACGGTGTGCATCCCACCCTCCAGCAGAGACGCGTGGAGTGTGGGGCGTCGGAGTGAGAATGTCAAGCACGGAGACAGAGGTTTGGGCTGATTTTACAACCGTGTCAGCGCGGACACGGGCTGGCGGTTGCCCGGACCCGCGGCCGCCGGCGGCGCCGCATCGCCGGGGCATGGATGACCACGGATCCGGGCCCCCGGGGAGGTGGCCGGGGCCGCCGGCGCGGGGCGCGCCGACCAGGTCAGAAACGCCAGCCGATTGCCGCGCTGGCGCCGTTCGTGTCGATGTCCCGTTTCCCGAAAGCCCGCTCCCTGGTCGCGTAGACCTTCAGGAAGGCACCCTCCCCTCCCGTGATGATCCCGCCCCGCAGGCTCAGGCTGTGGTCCTGGGCGACGTCGCCGGTCCAGTAGAGGTATTGACCCCCGAAGAACGGCCGGAGCTTCGCCTTACCGATGCGCAGCTCGAGGGCGGCGCCAAAGCCCGTCCCGGTCGTCGACTTGCCGTGCTCCGGGTCGGAGTAGCGGAACTCGACCGCCGGGCCAGCTACCGCGGGGCCCAGCTTGGCGAGGCCCTCGGCCGAGAGCGCGGCCGTGGCGCCGACGCCCTCCGTGTCGGAGTAGGACCCGCCGGCGCTCAGCTCGATGGGATAGTCTCCGGCCAAGGCTGGAAACGAGACCAAGCACAGGAGCACTGCGGCGATCGCCCAGACGGGCCGAAATATTTGACCGACGGCCCACCCGACCCAGTAGAACGCCCATCGCATCGGCGCGCGGCGCGCCCTGTAGAGGTTGCCGAGGCCGCACATCGTCCTCTTCGCGCCGTGCTCGACGCCGCTCGCCATCGCCTGCGGCATCCACTCCCAGGGAACCCTCGTTCCGTTGTCCGTGAAAGTCATGGATCTTCCTCCTTCCGCAGTTGAACCGGCTTCGTCTTGACCGACTCCACCGACATCTCCAACCTCAGCACCGGACCGTCCATGTACCTGTCCTCCGATCGAATCGGGTTCACTTCGCGGGGATGTATTTGACCTTCCTGAGCCAGACCCCGACCGCGGCCAGGTAGCCGCCCAGCGCGAGGGCGTAGGGCTGGGCCCAGGACAGCCAGCCGCAGGCGCGGCTGGCTGACGCGATGCACAGCGCCAGGAGGTCCGGATTGGTGACCAGCGCCACGAGGGCGCCGAGGCCGATGAGGACGGCGCCGATCAGGCGCCGGTAGTTCGCCAGCGCATTGAACGAAAGGACCCGCTTCAGCAGTCCGGCAACCACTTTCTCCTTCATCTTCAGCTCCTTCCGGCGCGCGACCCGCCGCGCCCAAGCCTTCGCGAATAAACCCCAGAGCACCGGGATAGGCATCAGGCCGCCCGGCTCCTTCGATGAGTCCTGGCCATCGCGGCCCAGCGCATCTCCTCCAGGCCCCCCACCTCGATCAGCCGCACGGCCTCCTTGCAGATCCCGAGGCGTCTGCCGATCGCCTCCAGCGTCATCCGCCTCCGGCCACGGACGCCGTATCGCCCCGTGATGACGTACCGGGTCCGCGAGTCCAGAGTCAGCAGCAGCTCCCTCACCTGCTCCGCGGCGTCACGCCCCTCGAGCGCGGCCAACGGCGAAGCGAAGACCTGCTGCTCCAGCCGCTCCTCCAGCGGCACGAGAGTCCCGGCGGCGCCGCGGTCCTCGAGTGGAAGAGCCTGTGGCCGACACCCCGCGCCGACTTTCCTCTGCGGGATGTGGACCGGCGCCATGAGCTCGCCCACGAACACCTGGATCGACCGCCTCACCCAGGCGATGGCATAGGACATGAACAGGACCCCGCGGCCGGGATCGAATCGCTTCATGGCCTCGAATAGGCCGAGGACGCCATGGGCGACCAGGTCCTCCATGTCCAGGCCGCTCCACCGGTAGCGCGCCGCCGCCTGGATCACCAGGGGGACGTTGCAGAGAATGAGCCGATGCAGGGCGTCGGTCTCGCCCGCCTGCGCGCGCGCCACGAGCTCGAGCTGCTCGCGCGGGCTGACTCGCGGCATCTTCCCCGGGTAGCGCCTCATGTCACCGCCCGTCCACCGGCATGCCGGCCCTGTTCCTGCCGGTCAGCTCGACGATGCGCGTCCACGCCCCGGTGACATGCTTCTGCGTCTCGATCTGTGCCTCGGCCAGGCGGTCCGTCGCCTTCACGAGGCTCGCCAAGCTGTCAGCCACGCTGCCCACCTTGCCGGTCAGGATCGTCAGGTCGATCTCCAGCTGCCGCAGCTTCGGCGAGTCGACGCCCTGCGTCACGGCGAGAGCGTCGACCTTCTGGGCGAGCAGCAAGACTGCGCTCTTCTCCTCGGCGATGTGCTTCCCCTGCCGCAACCTGGTCTCTCCCCACTGGCGGACGGCACCCAGGAGCTGGTTGGTCAACGCGGCCCCTGCGATGAGGGCGGCCCAGTGGGCCGGGGTCATCTCCATCGCGCATCCGCCATCAGGACGTGCCTCATGCGGCGCCCACCTTGTGTGCGTCCAGCCAGGACGTGTACTGCTGCAACGTGAACCCCGGATGCCACTCGATGTGATCCCAGTCCGGGTGCGTCCAGGTCCCGCCCCAGATGCAGCCGTGCCGGATCGCCGCCAGACCGAAGAGTCGATAGCGCGGGTCCGCGCCGTCCTTGACGTAGGCTCCCTCCCTCGTGATGACCGAGCCGTCCACGGCGAGCCCGAACTGATGCCAGCCGATCGCCACCCGGGACAATCCGGCCGCGACCGCCGCCGCCTGCGCCGTCATCAGGCGGAACGTGTCGGCCGCCCGAATCGTGCTGCCGGGGTAGTGCTCATCGAACTCCGCCTGCGTCTCCTGAAGGATCGCCTTCGCGATCGGCTGGAACAGGGGATGCAGGTCCTCCAGGCGGTTGCTCATCCAGGCATCGCCACGGCCAGGCCTGCCGCCATCATGTCGCCGTCGACGACCCGGAGGATGTCGGCGCGGTACGGGTTGAGGCGCATCAGTTGACGCTCCTGCCGGCCTCGTACCAGTTGGTCCCATCGCAGACCAGGCGCGTCGTGTCGTCGGGGGTGTAGACGAAATTCCCAGCCAGCTTGAGGTTGCTGCCGTCGGTCAGTCCCGTTCCGGCGGCGGTCCCGGTGAAGAGCAGCGTCACCTTGGTGCCGTTCGCGGCCGCGGTGATCGACGTGATGTTAGCCGTCCCGGTGATCGTGTAGGTCCCCTCGCCCATGAGGGTGACGGTCGCGGCGCCGGCGATGCTGGCGCGCGGCGTGAAGTTCGCGTCGTTGACGGTGGTCTTGCCGGCGCCCGTGAAGGCTCCCGAGCTGATGACCCCCGTCAGCTCCGCAAAGGCGCTGCCGGTGGTCTCCTGATTCTCGACGTCCCACCGGGTCGCGCCGCCGGCGAGAGAGATCGAGCCGCCCCGCCACTTCGTCGTCCAGTTGGCGTGGTCGGGCGCGCTGGTGAAGAACAGTCCCCGGAGGGTGCTGGCCGAGTCGGCGACGTTGACGACGCAGTCGACGTCGTTCAGCTCCAGGCTGAGGGCGAGAGCGCCAGACTCCGCGCACCCGGCGTCGGGGACCACGGCGCAGGAAGCGGCCGCGTTGCGGCTCGCGTTGGTCGTCGTCACCTCGATGCGGGAGTGGGCGATGCGGAACGAGGTCGGAGTGGAGCCCGGTCCAAGGATCGGTCCGGCGAAGCAGCCCCAGCCGGCTATGGGGTCGCCGGTCTGGGTGGAGCTGACCTTGATGATCGCGCCCTCGATGACGACGTTGGGCTCCGCCTCGTCGCGGACGACGGCCACGCACCACGGATCGTCGGGGCCGGCGAACTGGCCCCCGCTCGTCGCCTTGCAGTCGACCTCGAACTGGTCCCCGCGGCTCAGCAGCTTGGTCTTGTTCTGGGCTTCGAAGGCGGTTACCGTCCCGCGATAGTAGTTGGCCGCGCTGCTCGTCGTGGCCCAGCCGCCAGAGACCGGCCTGTCGCTGTTGCCCCAGGGGGCCGAGCCGTCAATGATGCCGATGTTAGAGTTGGTCACGTACGCGATACCGGCATCCGCCTGCACGCCGTTGCCGATGTGGCCGAAGGTAATGTTGGCGATCCCGGCTTCGCTGATGCCGTTGATGGAGTGGACGCGGGTGGTCTGCCTGTCGACCCCCATGATGGATACGTAGCCAATGCCGGCCAGAATCTCGTCGTAGTCGCCCGGGTGGACGACGATCACGTACCGCTTCGTGGCGCTGGCATCTCCGAGCGCCGTGATCGCGGCTAGGGCTCCGCCCACCGTGCTGAATTGGTAGCCTGACTTGCCGACGTGGATCTCCGTCCCCGTGAACATGTAGAGCCCGCCCCATGTCGCGGCGCCGTCGAGGGAGATGCGCGGGTAGGGCGGATTGCCGCTCGGCAGGAGATCGAGCCGGCGCATCGCTTCCTGGAAGGTCCGCCGGACATTCGACTGGTCATAGGCGGCGAAGGTCATCAGCCCGTCGGTCGTGATCGTGGCGACCGACCTCTTGCCGGTGGTGTTCGACCCGGCCACCTCGCCCGTTCCGCAGCCGCAGGTGAACGTGCCGATGCCGCTGGAGACGAGCGACGACTCCAGGGTGGACGAGTTGTTGCAGGTCTTCCAGGCCGTGAAGCCGTCGCTGGCGTTGGCCCACAGCGCGCCCCAGGTGTTCGCCCCCGATGGCAGAGCCCCCTTGGTCACGATGAAGTTCTTCGACCCCGACGGGAAATAGCTGATGCTGGCCGGGCCCCGGGCCGTCAGCCCGCTCTGGTTGCCGGCGTAGACGGCGAAGCGCACCTCGCCCGCGCAGCTCCCCGACACGAACGAGCTGGCCGTCGGCGCAATGGTGGGGTCGGTCATCGTGAAGTCCTGCTTGACCGTGAAGGGCTTGAGGGCGCTGAGGGCCCAGTCCCGCCCCTGCAGGATCGCCTCGGTGATGGCGTACCCCGCAGCTCGGGCCGCGGGGTCCCACGACAGCAGCAGGCCGGCCGCCACCAGCGTTCCGACCAGGAGTCCTTGCTTCCAGCGTCTCATCGCTCCCCCAAAAGAAAAGGGCCCGCCGCAGGTGTCGTGCCCCACGACGGGCCCCTCTCTCTCGTCTTCAGAACCGCCCGGTTCATGAGGCCGGGCGGCGGTCGACCTCGATCTTAGATCACGAGTTCACCGGAATGGCGGTCCACCGGTGCTCCCAGCGGTCCATCCGGTAATCGGTCGTACCCGCGGCCGGCGTGACCGCGCCCCACATGAGCCTCAGGACGACGCTGTCCGGGATGTTCGTCGTGAACGGCGACCCGGAGATCTCCGCGCCGTCGATGTAGGCCCGGACCTGCAGCGTGGCGCCGCCGCCGGATCGCGTGAACTCCATCCTCAGCTTCTGCCAGGCGGCCCGGTTCCCGATGTTATCGGTCTGCGTCGGAACACCGCCCTTGGCGACCCTGAACCGCCACTTGCCGGCCGCCGTGCCCTTGAAGAAGCCGATGCAGTTGGCTTCGGTCGCCGGCGTGGCAACGCCGGTATCGTTGTATCCGACGATCATGTTGTCGGGTGCGGCGCCGCCGATATCCTGCACCCGCGCCTCAAGGAAACCGACCATGTCCTGGTTCAGCCGGAACGAGCACTTGGTGAGCCTGGACTGCAGGACCTTGGTCGCGGCCGTGGCCACGGTGTTGATCCGGATCACGTGGTCGCCGCTGCTCGCCATCATTGTGTCGAAGCCCGCGGAGGTGCCCGTCACCTCATATATTGAGTTGACGTCGACGCCGCCGGCGCCGCCGCTGCTGCTGAAGAAGTCGTCGACGATGGCGTTCTGGCTCTGAGCGAGCAGCTGCGCGATCCGGGCCTCGTGGTCGTCCTGATTGTCCCGTAGCTGGCGCATGTCGTCCTGATTGACCTGGTGCTTGTAGGCCGTCTGCGCGTCGGTCAGCCGGACGTAGCTCATCAGACAACCTCGTAGCCGGGCGTGCCGTCCGAGAAGTTCCCGCCGCCCGGGGGACCGATGTACATGTACTCGCGCTCCGCGGCGCTCGCGGCGTCGTAGTCCGGGAGACCACCGGGCGGGCCGATGAAGGACGGGCGCGTGAAGTTGGCGTCCTGCAACAGCAGCTCGACGCGGGCCATCTTCATGTTCTCGTTCCGCTCCACGACCTCCATGCGTTTCAGCGTCAGGCCGGGCGTGGAGCTGGCGGGATTGGGGATCCGCGGGTGGGACAGCAGCAGGTCCTCCCCGACCTGGATCGCCCGCTTGCGCATCGGCACCCGGGTCCTCACCTGGTAGGGCGCGTCACTGCATCGCCGCAGGATGACGGATGCCCGGCCCTGGGCCAGGCGGACCCCGCTCTCGCTGCCCTTGAAGCCCGTCGATTCCTCCCGGACCTCGGGCTCCTCGCCCGTCGTGGCCTGGTCGGCGGTGTCCTCGAGCGTGACGACCTGCGCCGGCGACCCGCCGCCCATGGCCGAATCGACTCCGAGGACGACCCGGTTGACGTGAGAATCCAGGTCCCGACCCGCTTCCCAGGACAGAATGTCGTCCTCGGTCAGCGTGGCCAGGCCGGCGGCGATGTCGTCCGGGTAGGGCGCCCGGAACGCCCGGAAGCCGATCGTGCCGTCGAGCAGGACGCGGGGATAGCCGAGCCAGCGGTAGAGGTTGCCCTCCAGGAAAGTCGAGCCACGGACCGGCTTGGTGATCTCGAAGCGCCAGACGGCCGAGGGGTAGATGCGGTCCCGCTCCTTGATGATGCCGGTCGTGTCGATGTCCGCGGTCGCGATCGAGAGACCAGTGGGCTGGCCGAGAGCCCTGACGAGCGGCCAGGAGCCGTTCGCGAAGTCGCCCGTGAGCAGCGCCAGCATGATGTTGAACGGGTTCCCCTCCAGGACCGTCGAGGCGGCCCGCACGGGGTCCCCCGCCTTGTACTTGTAGGTGGTGACGGGATCGATGAAGACCTCGTTGGTCGTGTCCCGGACCTGCTGGACGACGACCTTCTCTTCCGCGCCGGGGTTGGCGCCGTCGGTGCTGGGCCCCAGGAACAGGCGGTCCCCCTGGTGCCAGGCAGTCGGGTCCCCGTTCGTCTTGAAGACGCCGACGCCGGCGACCTGGTCCTCGAAGAAGGCGAGCTCGATCTGCTGACCCCGGGCGTCGGCGTTCAGGCAGATGGTCTCCTGCTGGGCCCGCCGCAGGTCCCCCAGGGCGAACTCCCAGAGACCACCATCCATGGAGACGTCGACGCCCCGGATCTGCGCCTTGGCCCAGACCGCGTAGTCGGCTTCCGCCAGGTCCGCGTACCCCGAGAACAGCGTGACCCTGCGGTTCACCAGGGACGCCAGGGTCGGGCTGGTCTTCTCATTCGCGAACAGGTCTCCGATCTCGTCGTCCCGGTTGACGAGCTGCATCGTGAACAGGTTCAGCGATGTCCGTCCCTGCAGCTGGCTGACCTTCTGCCCGACCAGCTCCGGCAGGTTCAGCAGGCGTTTCTTCGTCGTGGCGGCCGACCGCACCGGCCCCGTCGAGAAGTGCTTGGACGTCAGGCCGTCGATGGCGATGAAGTAGACGGGGCTGCGCGCGCCGGCGTTGGTCCGGGCCGTCCAGTTGGCATTCGGGTTGTAAGGCATCAGCCCAGGTCCTCGCGACAGCTATGGTCGAACGCGAACGTGGTGATGAGCTCCTGGACGGGCAGGTCCGAATCGAGGCTCACCATCTTGGGGAAGTAGTCCCGCGACCGGAAGATGTCCCCCGTCAGGTAGCCGAACTTGAGGTTGTTGAGCGCCGTGACGCTGACGCCGGCCGAGATGCTGGCCACCTCGACGATCTCCTCTTCCTCCCCGGCCGACTCGCGGATCAGGTACTTCTTGCCGGCGGTGATCCCCGTCGTGGAGGTCAGCGGAATCACCTTCTGACCAGCCGCCGCCGAACCGTCCAGCGTCGTATCGGCGGTCTCGGAGTCGTCGAGCGCCACCTGGTAGGGCTGTCCTCGGGCCGCCCACGACCACCAGGCGTGCAGGTCGGCCTCGAACTGCGTCTCCTCGAAGTTCTCCAGGGCGATCCTGACCTCGTCGAACTGGTGATGGAGATTCACGTCTGACACGCCCCCGCCAGAGAACACCAGGTCCCGGACGGCCCGGCGCTGGTAGCGGTAGAGGGTCGGTTTGCCCGGGAAGCTCAGGGTGTTGCCGTTCCACACGATCTTAGGCAGCCCCAAGAACGCACCCCCCTCGCCCCAGTCCTCCCAGAAGAAGAGCCTCGACGCCAGCGCCACCGATCACACCCCCGCGCCCGTCATCATCAGGCTGTTGGGGGGCAGCCCGGCCGCCGGCGGGGTGAAGAACGCCAGGGTCTGCGGCGTCTCGATGTAGGAGGCCGCGTTGGTGGTCGTCGCGTCGACGACGTCCGTGGTGCCCTCGAAGTAGCAGGTCTGCGCGTAGGCGACGCTCATCGACTGGGCGTTGGTGTGGCGCCAGACCTCCAGGACCAGGATGTCGCCGTCCTGCACGCCAGACACGGCCGACCCCGCGAACGAGGCCACGATCCCGTCCTCCGTGGCGCCCCACTCCGGCCCGAGCTGGGAGTCGGAATCCCGGACGTATCCGACGACGGAGCTGCTCGACGGGCGGAACACGTACAGCGAGATGACCAGGCCGGAATTGGCCGCGGCATTCCCCTCGCTGAACGCGATCCCCAGGCTCCAGGTCTGGGCCGTGACGTCGCCGGCCGCCAGCGCGTCGCTGCTGAAGGAGGTGAAGAAGTCGTCGTTGTGGTCGGCGTTGGCGAAGCTGTTGTACGTGATGCTGACCTGCGCCGCGCCCTTGGCCGTATTCAGGGCCTTGATGGCGATCCCCGCATCTCTGCCCCCGACCACCGGCAGGACGGCGGACCTCTCGGTCTCCCCGGGGCTGTCGGTCGGTGTCAGGTTGCGCAGGTAGAGGCGCGTCGCCATCAGCGCTCCACGACGGCCTGGTCCGGGTAGAGCCAGCGCCCCGAGACCGCATCCCACCTCTTGCCGAGTATGCGATGCTCGCTGAGGTCATCGTCGATCCTCGCGAAGGTGAACGCACAGCCCTCCAGCGCCTGGTCGAGGCGCGCGGGCCAGGTCATGTAGCCGACCCCCACCAGTCCGTCGGCGTTGGCGTAGTCCGTCCTCGAGCAGGCGCCTGCCTCGCCCGTGACCTTGCCCTCGGTCCAGACCAGGGTCGGCTCGGTGCAGCCGATCTCGCACAGGCCGCAGCGATTGCACTCTCCACGACGCTCTATCCTCGACACGCGGCATCCCCACGGGTCACGGCACCTTCACGAAATTGACCAAGATGTTCACGGTCACGGTCGCCACGGACAGAGTCGCGGTCCAGTTGTTGTTGACCGCGGCCTTCTGGGCCCAGGGCGCCGGGAAGGCGATCACGATCCCCCCGCTGGCGGCCAGGGCCAGGATCGCCCGGGTCGTGCCCGCGGTCGCGTCCTTGATGGTCACGTTCACCGCGGTCGCCGCCTGGTTCGTGATGACCAGACAGACGATGTCGTGGTGCTCGCTCGCGACCGCCGTGCAGATCGTCGTCTCGGTGGTGGTGTTGACGATCTGCGTATGCTGCGTGTCGTGCAGCTCGCGGGGCGCGAACGGCAGGGTAATGAGGCGGCCGAGGGTGTCGAAGGTCGCCTTCACCCGGTCCAGCGCGGCGGACACGGCCGACCAGGCCGTCCGCGCGATCCCGCCCACCCCGAGCGGGTTCCCGGAGTCGGCGGCATCGTGGCCGGCGTCGCCCTGCGCCTGCGCCGCGCTGGCCCCGGTCGGCATCCGGGTCACGTCGACATCGAGGCCGTTGGCAGCGTCGCCCGCGATCAGGGCCCCGGCGGCCGTCAGGACGACGCAGCGGGCCCCGTTGCGGAGCATCCAGGCCCGGACGGCGTCCCCATCGGCCGAGACATCCGCCGGCGCGGCCGCGCTGGCCCGCCCCGCCACCAGCACGGGCTTGCCCGTGATCGGGATGTCGTGGTCGTCCTCACCCTGGACCTGGCCCTTCAGGTTCGCGGCCGTCCCCTGGGCGGCAATCACGGGGACGGGGGTGGCGCGGAGCTCACCATCGGTGAGCGGGCCCGAGACGGGCACGGTCGTCGGCGCCGCGCCGATGTTGACGTCCAGGCGGCCGCCGACGAGCGCCGCCGGCAGCAGGGTCAGCAGCTTCTTCAGCCGGCCGATGACCGTCAGGGCAGTATCGGCGTCAGCCGTGGCGCCCACCGCGACCAGGTGGCCATCGCCGGCGCGCACCGGTAGCGCATAGTCGGAGGCGCCCGGGGCGGCGTTCTTCGGGACGATGTCGTCGTCTGGGGTCTGGCCTGCCAGCAGGACTTTCTGGACCTCGACGACCTGCGTCGCCTCGGTCTTCTGGAAGGTGGCGACCTTCTTCCCGGTATTATCCGGCGGGACCTGGATCAGGCTGTTGGCCATTCAGTGCGGCTCCTGGAAGTCACGGAGCTCCGGTGGGCAGTCGAAGTAGCAACGGCGCGTCTTCCCGTATCGGGTCCGTTCGGCGGCGTTCAGCAGGCAGAGCTTCATGCGGCGCGCCTCCTCCCCGTCGATGGGCAGCTCGACGACGACGTACTCCCGCCCGCCGTCCCAGTCGAGGCAGCGCATCTGGCTGGGTGCTCCGGGGATGGTGGCCCCGTCGTCGCTTCCGCCGCAGCGGACGAGGGCGAGACCCGCGAGGCAGATAAGAGCCGCTCTCCGCATTAGGAAACCTCAGATAGTGGTTGCGCGAAAGGGCCTATGGGCGTATGGTTTCGGGACACCTGATGTTCTGGAAGCAGAGCCGGATGAGCACACCACAGCAGCCGTTGAGAGCTCCCTGTCCGCGTTGTTCGGGCAGCCTTGTCCCCCATGAGGAATCGCCCAACTCGGGCACAGGATGCATCCTGGCGCTTCTTGGCTTGATCCTCTCGCCGGTCCTCATCGGAGTGCCCTTCGCCATTTATGGTTTCGTGCTGATGGGCAGGAAGCGTCGCTGCTGGTGGTGCCGAGGCTGTGGGGCCATGTTCCCTCCCTGAGCGGAGCCATCGGCTCACGATAGGACCTCCGAGCTGACGAGACGGAAGCCGCCCCGCTCCACCGCCTCGTTGATCAGCCCGATCAGGTTGGCGATGTCCGCGCGGCTGCGGCCGCCGGCGTCGATGCGGTTCAGGATCTGAGCGGATGGACCGCCGCCGATGGCCGCCCTGGCCTCTCCGCGCAAGCCCCTGATCTGATGCCCGAGCTCGGCGATGGCGTCGAAGTCGTCACGGAGGTTGGTTGGCAGGATGATCTCGCCCGGAGTGAGCATGGCTGCAACGGAATCCAGGCCAGGGAAACCGCCCCACACCAGGCCCCCAGACTGACCGAGTGCTCCTGCTGACGCCGCGGCGCCGCCCGCGGCCCTATCGGCCGCAGCCGCAACCGCGAATCCGGATGGCCCACCAATCAGGCTGATGGCGCGCAGGATCAGCGTCCTTGCGATCGCCTTGGCGATGTCAGCAAGCAGCTGCTTGAAGAACTGACCCCAGGCGATCTTCGCGCCGAACGCGGCATCGACGAGCGTGTCCCCGAACTGGAGCGCCGCGTTGGTGCCGGCCCCGCCGATGGCGGTCTGGATCTCCTCCCCGAGTGTCACCACCTCCTGCGTGTGGCGGGCGGTGATCTCACGGAGCTTGCTCAGGTCCTCCCCGATGGTCGGCAGGGTCTCGGAGAGCTTGAGGAACTGGCCCAGGAGGATGTCGAAGTCCTCCGGGCTGATGATGCCGGCCTCGGCCAGGGCGGCGAGCTGATTGAGCGATTGCCAGAAGGCATCCGTCTTGGTCTTCAGCTCGGGCAGCGTATCCACGCCGAGCGTCTTAAGCGTCTCGTTGAACTCCTTCAGGGGATCGACCGCGGCGGTGACGCCCTTGCCCAGCCGCTCCGGGATGCTCTCGGGCTTCTTGGTCTTCAGCTCGTCGATGATGCGGGCCAGCTCGGCGAGGGCCTTCTGCCCGGCGCTGCCGGCCAGGGCGCCGGCGTCCCGCAGTTTCTGCAGGGTGACGAGGAACTCGTTGCCCCACTTGGCGGCGTCCTTGAGCTCCTTGGCGCTCTCGGCCCCGAAGAGCGTCTTGGCCAGGTGGGGCGCCAGCTCCACGAGCTTCGCCCAAGTCACCACGAGCTGGGCGACCTCGAGGTTCACGTCGATGAGCTGGATCTGCCAGGTCGCCAGCTGGACGCCCATGCGGGCGAGCGCGAGCACGGAGCGGGCCCAGAGCGTGATCAGCTCCTCGAAGCCCTCCCGGTGTTTCCCCACGAACTCCGTCGCGGCCTTGAGCCCCTTGCTGACGGCGGCCAGGACGGCCCGGAAGGCTTCGTTCTCGACGGTGGCGCCGCCGATCTTCTGGAGCAGGTCGTCGACGTCGTTGACGATCCGCTTCAACGCAACGCCCAGGCCCTGCCCGAGGGCCTCGGCGGTGCCCTTGGAGTTCGTCTCCAGGAACTTCACGAGCGCGCCCAGGCGCTCGGTCTTGGGAATGCTCTCGTCGAGGATGATGCCGAGGCGGGACAGGGACGCGGTCTGGCCCTGGGCGGCCCGGGCCATCAGCTCGCCGGCAGAGGCGAGGTCCTTCCCGGTCACCGCCGCCAGCTCCAGCGTCGCGCGTGTGACTCGCGGCAGCTGATCGACGCCCACCCGGCCGAGCTGGATGAGCGTGGCCATGACCTCCTGGATGGCCTCGTCGCTCTGGCCGGTGGAGTCCTGCAGGTCGGACGCTAGCTGCCCGAGGGCCTCCCTGGCCTCTGCCGTGTTCTCGCCGACGGACCGGAGGGCGACCGCCAGCCGCAGGTCGGCCTCCTCCTGCTTGATGGCCCGGGCGGTGACCGCGGCGAAGGCGGCGCCCATGTAGGCGGCGCCGGCGGCGACGGCCGTGGCGATGCCCTGGACGGAGGTCAGGGTGGAGACGAGGCTCTTGAGCACGGCGTCGGCGTCGTTGCGCGCCTTGATGAGGATGTTGACGCTGCGCGTCCTATCGGCCATGCCCTCTCCCCGCCTGCCGCTTCTTCATGTCGATCGCGTCCTGCTGGCCACCCCACTGCGCGGCCCAGAGGTCGATCGTCCAGGCCACCATCGCATCGCCCTCCCCAACCAGGGCGCTGGGCCGCGCGCCGTAACGCTGGGCCACGCGATCCAGGGCGGTCATCGCGCCCCGGTTGGCGATCAAGGGTGGACGGCCGCCGCCTTCTCTTTCGTGAGGCCGCTCAGGTCGAGGATCTCCTGGAAGAGGACGACCTGGTCCTCGATCGGGAAGTCGCCGGGCGTGGGCCCCACGGTCGGGTCCTCGACCAGCTTGGGCGTCGCCACGCCGGCGAGCAGCACCCGGCCAATCGACTCGAAGGCCTGACCCGGGTTCGGCCCGCCGCCTGTCTCGATCTGCTTGCGGATGTCCTTGGCCTCGAGCTTCGACAGCTCGACCAGGTGCCCCAGCGCCTGCATCAGCCCGGACGGGCTGAGGCGGCGGATCCGGACCTTGTCTCCGGTGCTGATGGTGACATCGCGCGAGCCGATCCCCTGGAGCTTGTCGGCGGTGAGATAGCCGTTCGTCCCCTCCTCCATGCCCTCCTCCTCCCGGCCGCCAGCTAGGCGACCGCGCTCTCGTTGTTGATCACCACCAGCGATAGCATCTCGCCGGCGGTCGGCTTCAGGACCTTGAACGGAATGGTGCTCTTCACGACGCCGGGCCCGGTCACCACGAAGGGATTGCCCGTCACCAGGCACTTCAGAGCGGTGAAGTCCATGCGGTTGAAGTTGGCGCCGAGCGCCGGGCCCGTGTGCAGGAGCTCCAGCTTGAACAGCGTGCCGGCGTCGAGCTTCGACCAGTCGGCCTGGACGGCATCCATCGTGAGGGTGCCGCTGATGGCGCGCCGAGTGTCCGACCGGATCGGCTCGGCGATCTGCTTGGACCCGACGACGCGCTTCTCCAGGTCCAGGCCGTTGTTGACCGTCAGCTCCACGCTGTCGACCGGGCGCACGACGTCGTCGATCTCGACAGTCAGCTGGTGGCCGGCCACGTAGGTCGTGACCGACGGGAAGGTCGGGGAGACCGCCGCGATGATCGAGGCGTCCTTGGCGGCGCCGTCGAACTCCACCCGGCCGTTCTGCTCCGGGTTGAACGAGAAGGTGGCCTGGTTGATCTTGTAGCCGACGGCCCGCAGCTGCGGCGTCGACCCGGCATCCACGTCGCGGTTGACATGGAGGCTGAGGCCCTTCCCCGACATGATCGTGTCCTTCAGCGTGATGGTGTGGGTCCAGCTGATCGCCGTCTCCAGCAGGACGGTCGAGACGGACGAGTCGCCGAAGAGGTGCTCGAAGAGGCGCAGGAGACCGCCGTAGTTGAGCTCGATGGAGAAGGGCCCGCGCGCGCCGAAGAGGCGGTCGTAGAGGTTGCCCTCGCGCTCGTCCAGGTCGCGAACGACGGGACGCGCGACCCGGTCCCGTACCGTCTCGATGCCCTCTGAGATGAGCTCGGCGAACTTACTGGCGGCGACCCCCGTCCCCCAGGGCGTCTCCTGGGCCCAGCCGACAAATGAGTTGCGGCCAAAACCTCCGGGCATCAATCACCCCCTGCGCGTCTCGTGGTCCTGGGGGTGGCCTTGTCCGCCGCCTCCCAGTCCCGCGGGTTCTCTTTCGTGAGGGCCCGGCCGACGTCGTCCGGCACCTCGATGGTCCCGCCGTGGTCCACCTCGCCTGCGCCGGGCACGCTGACGGTGCCGGTTCCCTCGTATCGGACTTTCATGCCTGCCTCCTCACGGCTGGGCCCGCGGGTAGCGGTAGATGACGTCGACGAAGATGTCGCGGACATAGACCTGGCCGGCGATGCTCTTGGCCGTTGCGAACCGCCCGCAGCCCGACACCCAGGCGTCGAGCGCCAGGCCCCCGAGGCTCGGGTCGTCCTCGATCTCGGTCTCGATGGCCGCCCGCAGCGCGTCGAAAGCGTCCTGCGGCGTCTCGCTCGCGATGATGGTGGCGATGCGGAACCGGGCCGTCACCTCCTTCGACCGGGTCGGCGCGCGCTCCTTGTCGTCCTCGTCCAGGATGGTGTAGGCCGCCGGCAGGCTGGTCTCCTGGTTCCAGAGCCGCCAGTCCGAGCCGGTGGCCCCGATGCTCGAGACTTTCTTGATCTCGGTCGTCAGGGCTTCTCGGACGAGCTGGTCCTTACTGGGCATAGCGCCTCACTTCGGGATGGCCACGACCTCGAACGTCTCGCTCGGGGTGGTGCCGGCGATGTTCCAGCGGGCCCGGACGGCCTGCGGGACCGTCGTCAGCCGGGCCGAGTAGACGGCCGAGGTGACCACCGCCACCTCGGCGACGACCTTGATGACGTTGTCGGTGAAGGGGCCGGCGCCCGTGGTCGTCGCCTTGACCCGGTCGTCGACGGCGCACTCCGTCCAGTTGGTCCCGTCGGCCGAGCACTCGAGCCAGACGTCGAACGGGTTGACGGTCCCGGACCCGGCCGTCACCCGGACCTGCACGCTGCAGTTCCGCCAGTTGCCGAGGTCGACGGCCGTGCCGGTGCCGGGCGCCGTGTGCGCCCCCAGGGCCTCCAGGACGAGCTTCTCCCCGCCCAGGACCGGAGGTGCCAGGAACGTCAGGATCGCCAGCAGGAGGCAGTGCAGGGCGAGGATGCGGGTCACTCTCATCGGGACCTCCGGCCGCCCAGGCTGGGCGGGATGCCGACCAGGTCGACGACCCGGTCCTCGGTCGCCTCGAGGGCCGGGAGCGCGAACGGGAACGCGCGGGTGGCGGCGTGCCCGGGCCCCGCCTTCGTGCCGAACTCGAGGAAGTGGGCGAAGAAGGCCTTGCGCTGCAAGGGCCCGATGCGGGCCTCGTAGTCGATCAGGGACCTCACCTCGACCGTCGACGTGATCGCCGAGCGCACCCGCCGGCTGTGGGTCCTGCTTTCCATCTCCTCGGCCACCAGCTTGGAGGCCTCCTTCAGGCGGTCCCGGAGCCCTTGCTTCAGCTCGTGGTCGATCTGGGAGATGAAGCCCGTGACCTCCGGGATCCCCAGCGTCTTGACGTCGAGGAAGAACGTGTTGGGCGCCATCAGGCGGTCTCCACGAAGTTGCCCTGCAGGTCATAGAGCGCGCCCTGGCAGACCCAATAGAACTCCGGCCACGGACAGGGTTCGTCAGGAAGCGGCTCGTTCAGCGGCAGGCGGCCGATCCAGTCGCCCCAGTGGCGCTCCCCCGGCGTCGGCCAACCGTTGCACCGGGCCACGGCACCCTTCCTGCAATCGAAGACGCCGAGGATCTCGTACTGTTGGCCGTCCGGTCGAGGCTCCTTCAGCCGGCGGCCTACGAGCCAGATGTCCATCAGGCGGCCTCCAGCAGATAGGGCACGAGCCGGGTCTCCCGCGTCTCGACCATCTGCGCCGGGCGCAGATACGTGATCGAGCCATCCCCCAGGGTCTGGCTGAGCAGGTGCCCGGTGTCCCGGGTCATCAGCCGATAGACCACGTCCTCGGTCGCCAGTCCGACGATCGACTCCGGGACCCCGGCCAGGCCGGCGAGGTAGACCACGCGGTAGCGCTTCACGCCGGACGTCCAGACGGCGTCGGAACCCACCAGGTCGATGCGACCACGGCCCCAGTACCGGGGCTGCGTGCGCAGGCCGGCGAGGACGTAGGTGTGACGCGGGATGACCGTCAGGATCTCCGTCACGCCGCCGGCGCCGTCGTCCCGATACTCGACCGACTCCACGGACGTCACCGAGACGAGCGGCCCCGCCGACAACACCAGGCTGCGGGTGCGGCTGCCGTCCAGGTACTCGGTGTAGGACTGCTCGACGAGGGTGCGGCCGAGCCAGGCCTGGTACTCGTCGGAGACTTCGGAGATCAGCAAGTCGATGAGGGAATCGAAGGCATGCGGATCGCTCGGCTGGATCGGCTGGCCGGCGGCGTTCTTGAGCTGCAGGCGGGTGCGCACGCGATCGCGGCTGGTCAGCAGGGTCGCCGAGGCGGCCACGCCGGCCGAGACGACCAGGCCGTAAGGCTCCGTGCGCCCGTCGGCGGTCGGAACGTCGGGGTTGGTGAGCTCGAGCGTGTAGGTGCCGAGGAGCGAGGGGGTGAGGGTGGCCTGGACCCAGCCCGTGGCGAAATCGATCTTCGTCACTGCGGTCACCGAGTCGACCGTCCGGTCCGGCTTCAGCAGGTTCTTCGTGATCGCCGACGCCTGGCCGGCCACATAGTTCCCGTTGATGTCCCGGACGGGGTGCAGCACGCTGATCGGCACCCCGAGCTGGGCCTGGTAGGCCATCCGCTCCCCCTACTCAGGCGGCGTGCTTGGCGCAGAACCGCGAGCCCGGCACGACCGCGCGCTTGCAGGGATTCCCGGACCCGGTCTTGCCGGCGCAGACCGCGTTCGGCTGTCCGCTCTCCGGCGTCTCCGGCGCCGGCTTGACGGCTCGCTCCGGCTGAGGGCGGGCGCCGGCGCGCAGCCGCACCTCCGGCGCCTCGTCGTAGAGGACGCCCTCGACCGGCGCGCCGGCCGGCGCCTCCTCGGCGGCGGCGCCGTCGATCAGGCTCTTGCCGGTCTTGTCGGAGCACTCGATGACCTGGCGCGGCGCGTAGGAGAAGCGATCACCGGCGAGGCCCTGCTTCAGCTTGATCTTCATGATCCCCTCCGAGAGGGGACCAGGGCGGGCCCTCAAGGGCGCCGCCCCGGTCCGGTAACCGATCGGCGCCTTACGGCTGCTGCAGGACCCGGACGGCCGTGCTGCCGCCGGAGACCAGCTGGCCCTCGAGGCGCTGGAATGCGGCGAAGCCGACCTGCAGCGCGTTCATGTACTTCTCGCCGAAACGAATCAGGAACGGCTGCCCGGCCTTCCGGACGATGTACTTCTTCAACAGGCCGAAGACCATCGTCTCGTTGGTCGTGGCGACGGCGGCGTCCATGGCCTGGTTGATGAAGTAGGGGCGTCCCATGATGGTGGCGGGCGTCCCGGGCGTGGCGTCGGCCGGCATGAAGAGCGGCCGGCCGTTGCTGTCGACGATCTTCTTGACGACCTTCAGGATGTCGTCGTGAAACATGAAGGCGGCGCCGGCCTGGCTGCGGTAGGACGGGTCGACCCCGTGCTCCAGGTTGACGATGTCGCCGTAGGCGATGGCGCCGGCGGCGGCCGCGGCGATGGGGGTGGTGTCGGCTAGGAGCGCCGTGATGAGGCCGCGGGGCTGCGAGGCGCCGGTCCCCGTGGTTGCCTCGGTATTGAAAATACGGCCGATCCGCTCCGCGACGCTCTCGAAGAGGTCCGCCTCGAGATCGAACTCGGTGTCGACCAGCAGCGGCACCGGGACGAGGATGATGTCCGAGGTGTAGACGTAGGCCTTCAGCGTCACCAACGCGAACGTCGGGTCGACGTTCTCGGCCGCGGCCGTGTTCTCCGTGAGGCGGTGCCCGGTGTTGGCCACGTCGGTCATCTTCGGCCAGGGCAGGTCGGCCCCATCCTCGGTCTGGATGACGCGGCAGGCCTCCATGATCCCGGAGAAGGACTTCTCGGCCTTGTCCAGCTCGGGCATGAAGTCCTGGGCGATCGTAAAGGCGCCGGCGGCCCCGGTGATGGCGCTGAGGGCGCGCGCCTCCTTGGGGAGGCTGGCCTGGGCCCGCTTGACCTCCGCCCGCACCTCGTCGTCCCAGGCGCTCGGGTGCTTGGACATGAACGCGATCAGGGCCCGCGTGGCCCGGGCGCGGCTCTCCGGCGTGATGACATGCCGGCGGTCGCCGCGGAGGTCCTCGGGGACGGGATCACCGTCCCGGCCGGCCCGCCTGGTGTCGAGCTTCCGGAGGTCGGCCTCGCGCTGGTCGTGCTTCTGGCGCCGATCGAAGTCCTTCTCCTCGGCGTCGATCTCCTTGACGCGCGCCTCGAACTCGGCGTCCATCCTGTCCCACGACGCCTGCTCCTCGGCGGTGAAGGCGCGCTTATCGCCCTTGTCGTTGATCGTCTTCTTGTTGAGCGCGTTCATCTGCGCCCACAGGGCGAGGTTCTTCTGCTTGAGCTCGGTGGCTTGGGTGGAGGGCATGGGCGGATCTCCGGTGAACCGTCAGTGTGACAGCTCACCGGGAATCTCCGCCCCGGTGGTGGGTCACGCCCGCCCGCGCTGCTGGCGCCTTGCCGGAACGTCCGCTCCGGTAGGTGGCCCGCGGCGACCCGCACAGCGCGGTCGGGGGTAGGGTTAAGGTCTAAAGAGCCAGGCGCCGCAGGTGCAGGCACCGACTACGCGAGTCTCTCTCTACCAGATCTGCGGGCGCTTGTCCAGCCCCCTTCTTTTGGGCCTCGACCGCCTGCCACGCCTGCATCGACCGCTGGGCGACCTGCGTGTCGGGCTGGGGGTAGGCCGGGAACGTGACGCCCGGGCTGACCTCGACGAGCGTGACCTTCTTGAGCGTCCGGACCTGGGTGCCGTCCGGCTCGGTGCCCCACTCGTGGGCGTCGGTGTAGAAGCTGAATGAGCAGCCGGTGACGTCCTTCCGCCGCAGGCTCACCAGGCGGTCGCGGAACCAGGTCGTCGCCGGCGGATCGTTCTTGAAGGTCAGCCCGACCTCGTCCTCGGCCAGCTCGAGCGTCCCGGCCTTGTTGCGTCCCAGCACCAGGTCGTTCTCGTGGTTCCAGAGCGCCCGGATGTCGTGGATCTTGATGGTCTCGGCGAAGGCCCCGGGGGCGATCTTCTCCCGCCAGCCGCCAAGGTCGTCGCTCAGCTGGTTGAAGACGGCGATGTGGCCCTCGAGCTTGGGTGCCGTATCGTCGCCGACGACGCGCAGTTGCATGGGGAAGTGCCGGACCTCGAGAGTCTTCATCGTCTGACCCCTTTCCGTTTCGTGACCCGTGGCGGGCACCAGTAGCAACGCCTGTGGCGCCTGCCCATGCGTTGTGCCACCTCGCATTGTATCAATCCGGGCGGCAGAACCGAGTCTCCCCGCAGGAGGGGGTGGATCGGATAGCCTCCCGGAGTGTAGGCCGCGCGGGCGCTCTTCATGAATCCACGACGATGTCGCACGAGCAAAAATTGTGCAGGGGGGGGTGCCCTATATTGTCGGATGGCGTGAGCGGTCCATCGGTGCCCTCGCCCCCGTCGACGCCCTGGCCGGCGTTGACGAAGTTCTGCTGCACGCCCGCCACCTTGCCATCGAGCGAGGCGCAGAACGGACAGGCGTCGGGGTTGGCAACCCACCGCAGCACCGTCACGCCGGCGACGACGTAGAGCGTCTTCGCTGCCGCCCCCATGAACTGGACCGACTCGTTCATGGCGATCTTGCCGGGCCGCTTCTCGCCCCACTCATCGAGCCGCCCCTGCAGCGCCGCGGCCGCCTCCTCCTCCCCCTGCGACTCGAACTCGTCGATGAGGGCCAGGAGCTGCTGGCGCCCCTCCGAGGCCTCGCGGATGCCGAAGCGCTTCACGTATTCGACGGAGAGTTTCTCGAGCTCGGGCGACATCTCATCCTTCGGCTCGGCGCCAAGCTCCTCGGCGATGGCGGCCTCGATCAGCGCAGCGTATGCCAACAGGATCGGCTGCATCTTACCGGCTGCCCAGGCCCCGTGCGTGTCGTAGAAATCCTCGATGGCCCGGCGCATCTCTGGCAGGCTGCGGCGGCCGCGGGCGTCGGGATTGAGGTGCTGCTTCAGCTCCTTCTCGATCGCCCCGATTTCGCGTCGGACGATCGTGGCGGCCCGGTCCTCGATGACCGGGCGCTGGGCCTTGCGGATCTTCCGGCGCAGCCTCAGGCCGCGCGCGCGGATCGTGCCGGCCGGCCTGGCGGCGCGCCGGGCGGGCCCGGCGTCCTTCGGCGGCGCCGGCGGGGCCTCGTTGGTGCCGATCTGATCGGCCGGCATCATGTTGAACGGCACCAGGTAGATATCCCCCTGCGGGCCCAGATCGGGAAGATTCTCGAGGTCGCGGACGTCGTTGGCCGAGAAGAAGCCCCACTGCCGGCCGATTGAATAGAAGGTCCCGCGCGTGGACGTGTCGCCTCGCATCAGACCCTGGAGGGCAAACTCAATGAAAAGCCCCTTCGCACGTTCCTCCTCTGTCAGGAGCTTCCGGTTCAGCTCCTGTTCCCAGCAGACGACCCAGGGCATGAGGTCGTCGATCACATGCGCCAGGGACGTGTGCTCCACATTGGTGAAGGTCGCGCGGGAATAGTCGTAGACCTTGTGCGGGTTGACCCCCATGTAGCGGCAGACGTCGAGGACGTTGGCGTTCCTGCTTTCCAGCCACTGGCCCTCCTCGGGCTTGATGCCGATCTCCTTCCATTCCCAGCCCCTCGGGAACACCGCCGGCGTGTGCCAGTTCTCGGAACCGCCAACGGACTCCTCCCACCCGGCGCGGACGTTCTTGCGTTTCTCCGCGTCCACATTCGGATAGGGCGTCTGGATGACGCCGGGGATCCGGCCGCCACGCTTGAAGACAGTGGTCCCATACTTCTGAAGCGAGAGGCCGTGGCCGATACCCTCGCGCGCGGCCGACAGCACCGACATGCCTTTCACCCCATCGAAGCCCATGCCCGGGAAGTGGAGCATCTCCGACGATTCCCACGGCTCCGGCCTGCCCCCGGAGAGCCGCACTTGATAGAGCAGCGACCCGTCGTCGCTGACCTCCGGATCGACGCGTACGGCGGGAATCGGCCACAGCTCCCGGATGCGTCCGCCGCGGTCGCGCCGGATGATGGAGTAGCCGTTCCCCTGCAGGACGAGGTTGGCCTGGATGATGCGCCGGAAGTCGAAGGAGCTGTGCCGCGGGTTGGGCGCGAGATGCAGGAGCTCCGAGAGCGGATGGTCCGTGACGCGGAGCCGGCCGCGCGGCTGTTGCCGCTGCATGACGAACAATGGCAGGACGCCCATGCCGTCGGAGAGGACGCGCACGCAGCGCCAGACCGTCGACAGGCGGACGGACGTCGCCTGGCTGACGGGCATGCCGCTGTCCGAGATGCCGCCCCCGGACCATTCGGAGATCCACCGGGCCATGTCGGTGCCGTCGGTCTCGATGGAGCGGCGCCCGAGCGAGAAGTCGAAGGCCCTGGCGAGCATGCCCATGTCAGGCTCCCCGCGGCGCGGAGCCGCGTGTTCCGATCAGGACGAGGGCGACGCCGAGTAGGATGAGGCCGGCGCCAGGGTGGAAGAGCCATGCCCCGGCCGAGGCGCTCGCGATGCCGAGCGCCACGAGAATGTCGGGCACCGCGTGGGCCGGCCGCGCGGGCGCCACTTCAGAGGGGCTCGATTCGGGCATCCTCGATTCTCCCCTCACTCACCAGGGCGCGCGCCAGCGCCATGACGAGAGCGACTATACCATCTATCCGTTCTCGGCTTTTCCCCTTGCTGGGCTTCCAGTTGTCATAGGCGTCCTTCTCCAGCGTCACATTGTCGGCGCACCAGTTCAGGACCGGGTGTCCGCCATGCCGAATCTGCCGACGGCGGTAGAGGACGTCGAGCGCCTTCACCGCCGGAGACATCGCTCCCTTGGACTGCTGCATGCGCAGCACCGCAAAGCCGTCTTCCTGGTCGAGCTCGGTCAAGAGCTTGTGGGCGTTATACGGGTCGACCGCCACTTCCTGGATGAAATAGTCCTGACCCAGCTCGTTCAGCCGTCTCCGGATCAGGCTGTGGTCCACGGCGTTTCCCTCCGTGGCGATGAGGGCCCCGTCGTCGCGCCAGACCTCATAGGGAACACGGTCCTTCCTCGAGCGGATCCGGATGCCCTCCTCCGGGCACCAGAAGAACGGCAGGACGTCGTAGGCCGTGAGCGGGTCGCCGTATTCCCAGCCCGACACCGCGGCGGCGCCGGGGTGGGTCTCGACCTCGGACTCCGACGGATAATCTGGATCGTCGGCCTTGATGCTCGAGTCGAACAGCAGCACGAGGGCCGATAGGTCGGTCGTCGTCGACAGGTCGAGCCCGGCGTAGCAGGCCCGTCCCTTCAGGGCCGCGGCCATGGCTTTCCAGTGAAGCGGCCCAGCGCAGGCCTCCCATTTCTCGGCGTCGATCCATCGCACCGCCTGGTTCAGCCATTCGTTCAGCCGCAGCCGGCGGAAGGTGTTCTGGAACGCCGGCGACTCCTTCGCCTCCCGGTACTGCTGCTCGAAATCGTCGACCTTGACCGACACGCCCCAGTTCGGGTTGACGCGCTCCCAGACCTTGGGGTCCTCCCAGTCGTCACCCTTCTGGATGCCGTAGATCACCGGTAGGAACGTGTCGTCCTCGACGAGCCCGTCGCGGACGGCGATCGCCTTGTCGTACATCTCGCCGCACAGGGTCTTCTTGTTGTAGCCGGCGGTGGTCATCGCGACGATGACGGGCTGTCGCCGGGCGGCGACGCCGGTGCGCACCGTGTCCCACATCTCGCGGTTGTCCTGGACGTGGAGCTCGTCGAAGAAGATTCCGTGCGGGTTGAGCCCGTGCTTGGATGGAACGTCGGCGCTGAGGACGCGGTAATAGGAGAGCGTCGACCTGACGAAGAGCTCGCGCTTCAGGATCAGGGTGCGGGCGTTCAGCTCGGGGCTCAGCTCCACCATCTTCTTTCCCTGGTCGAAGACGATGTTGGCCTGGTCCCGATCGCCAGCGAGGCTGTAGACCTCCGCACCGGACTCGCCGTCCGTATAAAGAACGTCGAGGGCGAGCCCGGCGGCGAAGGTGCTCTTGCCGTTCTTCTTGGGCACGAAGAGGAAGAGCGTACGAAAACGTCTCAGCCCGTCGGCGATGCGCTTCCAGCCGAAGAACGCCCTGACGATGGACGACTGCCACGCCGCCAGCTCGTAGGCCTGGCCGGCCCACTCGCCCTTCGTGTGCCGGAGGAATCGCGGGAAGAAGGCGCATGCCAGCTCGGCGGCCGCGCCGTCGAACCAGTACTTCGGTGGGGCTTTACGCTGGGGTCTTGCGGCCGCGGCGCTCACCGCCGGGCGTCTTCGGCGCGGGCGCCGGCCGCGGCCCGAAGAACCTCTCGTCGCTGTCCGGGTCCTCTTCACCCTCCGCCACCTCCGCGCGGGAGCGCATCGCCGGCGATAGCCCGAACTCGGCCCCGAACTTCCGCACATGCTCTCTGGCCTGGCGAGCGATCAGGACGGCTGGATGGGCGATGGCCGTGCCGCCCACGCCCATCTGCGTGCGCCCCTCGCGCGCGACCGTGTCTTCGGCCCATTCCAGATCGCTGAGGGCCTGGCACAGGCAGGCGAGCGCCGATCGGTCGAGCTCGGTCAGGAGGCCCAGGCGCCGCAGCATCGGCGCGATCTGTCGCCAGTGCACCTTGGTGCTGGGGCTCAGCCAATCCGGGCAGCGCGCGCCAAGGGTCGGCTTCAGGCGACGCTTGGGCAGCCGCCGCTTGCCGGGGTTGCCGCGGAGGATCTTGAGTTCCAAGGGGATGGGCGGTGGTCCCGGGCGCATGCTGATCTGCTCCGGCAACAGATTGTATCAACCTGCGGCCGCGCGCGCGCGCC